TTTGTTGATGCACCTATATTACCACTATCAAAAGCTGCTGTGATTGCTTGTAAAGTGCCATTGTTAGATGATGCTGTAATTGTTCCATAAACAAGAGTACCATCACCTTTTAAAACTTTTAATCTTCTATTTACATGATAGATCGCAGTAATATCTACACTACTTGCTATTGTAAATTGAGTTGTTGAAACCCAAGCTGGAACATAAGCTGAATCTCCATCTCCATATTCTACCCATTGACTATCGTTAAACCACTCCCTAGTATTTTTCATTAATGCTCTGATTGCATTATTTAAATTACTAGGTAACATTCCCTCTGCTGTATTAATACTATTCAGAGAAGTATTGTTTGCCTGTGTTGTTGAGTAGTCTTTTATTCCTGCCATTTATTTTCTCCTAATTCATAAACCAACTAAAAGCCTTATCGCTTTCAGCATTGTTTTTGTTAATTAATGTATTTACAGCTTCTTCAACTTGTCTTTGAAAAAATTCCTGTGTTTCAATTGAATATCTAATATTATCAATATCTATTTTATCACTCATTATCTATCACCACCTTGACTAGCTTTTAAATCTATTCCTTGTGCATGACTCCAAACTGTTCCAGCAGGTACTTTTACATTTGCTCTAAAGTATCTACCGGATTGTCTTACTGGACTTATGCCTGTTGTATTTGCTGTACTTGATGCAGAAGTAGTAACTGTTTCTGCTAAAGTATTTCTAGTTTTAACTGTTACATTTGCAGTAGCATCAACAATTGGTCTGATACCTGTAATGTTAGCTCTTAAACCTGGAAATATTTCTTGTTCTCTAGTTTCTAATTCAGCTTCTAAATTTGTTCCAGAGAAGATAGCTGCTTTAAAATTTTCATCTATAGCACCTAATTTTAAATGTCCTACTGTCCAAAAATCTGTATCTAATGAAATATTAATTTCATCTAAGTTTTCAGATATTAAATCCATTAACTCAACTGTGTTAAAACTTACAAACTGTTCAAAAATTTGTGATGCTTTTACATTAGCAATTGTCCATTTTTGAGTTACATAATTATAAATAAGCAATCTATCACAAACACCATTAGTATTTGCATTATTTTTACTTGGATATAACCATATCGCTAAAGTATTAAATGGATCTACTGCTGCTGTTATTCTATCTGAATATGCTTTGTTTAAATCTTGGTCAAAAAATCTATTTATTTTTTCTGCACCAATCGGTAATATTTGATCTCCATTAATTTGAAAAAAACCATCATCAGCATAAAAGAAAACTTGTCTATTATCTTGACATACACTTTGTCCAAATACAGCTCCTCTGTTTGGAGATATAACTGAAAACCTAAAAACTACATTTCCACCAACAAAGTCCATTCTAGTTATTTGATTTTGTCTAAATACATAACCAACCTCACCAGAAGTTATAGCCACAACTTGACCACCTGATCCTGGTAAAACTTGAGTATCTGATGAACTAACACCAGCTTCCCAAACTGAAATATCATTAATACCTGACCAAGCAATTTTATTTTTTGCGTTCTCTATATTACCTGTTACCAAGAAGTCCCTAATGACACCACTCACTCTAAACTTAGCTGGTACTGTTCCTGCTGTTGCAATACTTTGTAGTGTTGCAAAGTTAGTTGAAGTACCCATTAAATAATACATTGGAGGATTAACTCCATTACTTGCTATGATGTATTGTCCAAATTGTGTAAATGTAAAAAAGTCTGTATCTGTACCTGATATAGTTAAACTACCTTTAACAGATGTAAAAGTACCAGATGTTAATTTATAAATATTGTTTTTAGTTCCTACAAAAGTAAATACTGTATTTGTATTATCTCTAAAACTACCTGCACCTTTTGCATTTTGTGTTACATTAGATGCACCACTATAAGCTACCAAACCTTTAACTGGTTTATAACTTGATTGTGCATGATAAACATTAGTTGCTACAGTTGCACCTGGATTTAAATTATCTGGTTGGTCTGGCAACCATTCGCCAAAAGGTAATTGCATATATTCCTATTATAAAGTTGAAATGAATGGAGATGGTACAGAAGTTACAGTTCTTACTTGTAAAGGACTTCCATTGTATTCATCTTCTCTATCATTTAATTCTAATCTCTCAAGTGCTGTTGCAAACATTTGTTGCCATGTTTGAATTTGTTGAGGATTGATACCACCTAAAAAGTTCGCTGCATGAAACAAAGAACCATACAAATAAATTGCAGGGTGATTTTCTAAAATAAAATTTGTTGAAACAGTTGAACTTAAAGCTGGAAATTTTTTAAAGTAATTCATTACAGCAGTATAAGTTGCATCTGGTTTTGGAGAGAATCTTAATGTATCTCCTAAAATTGTAAATGTAGTTGGCTTTCCAGTAGTAGATGTTCCACTTGTAGTGTCCATTGATGATGGTGTTGTATAAACTAAAGGAGTTTTAGTTTGACCACTTAATATATAAAAATTTCTAATTTGTAAAAAGTCTGTTGGTAAATCTGCTGTTTCTGCATTAACAGTTATATTAACTTGAGCTATCATTGATCTAACTCTTAATTTAGAATTAAGATCAGCTTCTGTTAGTTTAATAAAATCATCTTGTATCTCAGTAGTTAAATCTGATCTGTTAAGCCAGTTTGCTATTGATGCTTTTAAAGTTGTATAAGTAGTTAGTGCCATTATAAATTGCCCTCTGCTGTTCTAAAATATCTAAATTCAGAACTGTTTAATTTTTCTCTTAATATTTTTTTCTGTATATCTCTTGGTAATTCAAACCAATTACCTTTGTTTTGATCTTTATGATATTCTTTGCACCATATCTCAAGAACAACTACTGGTATTGATGCAACTCTTTTTAATCCTTTGTCAGGACTATAACCATCATTTTGATTATATAATCTTTTATTATTTTCTAAAATAGGCTTAACATCTATTGATCTTTTTTGAACAACACCATCTGCACCATTATCTAAAAAGGTTTCTGTAATACCTTTATCGTCTGTTTCTTGACTTATTTTTTTCATCTACCTTGACCTTTATATCTAGTCATTTTCATTTGTCTTTTTTCTGACTTATTTAAACTTTTTTTGTGCTTACCTAATTTAGGTGGTTTATCTCTTGGAGTAAAAGTAGTGAACTTTTGTTTAGCCACTAAGCACCCATTTCAGTAATAGAAATAACTGTACTATCTGCACCTAAAGCAGCTACTTTTTCACCTGGAGAAACTTTAAAAATTTCTGGTTGATCTGCTGGTATAAAAATATGGTCAGCAGTTGCAGTTGGAGCTGCACCAAAGATAATATGAAAGTCTGTTGAAGCAGCTATTCTAACATATTCAGTTTGCGAACCAAAAGCAGATGAAGCAACAGATGCTGCTGTTCCTGCCATAGTTATTTTTTGTATTGTTCCTGGTCTTAAACCATAATTAAAACTCATAATTTATTTACCTTTTCTTTTTTGATTTTGATTTTGATTTTTTCTTTTTACCTTTTTTCTTAGGTGGTCGTCCTTTTTTAGAACCATAAGTTCCCATTCCCATTGGCATAATTTATTTCCTTTTTAGTTGATTGGTATTTGTGGGGAAGTATCGCTAGACAAGATCCCCACAAAATTTGTAATTATCTTCTGATAATAAAAGTTATTTCCATTTTAGAAGCATTTGATGAACCACCATTAGTGATACATTCAATTGTTCCATCTTCTTCAACTCTATTAGCAGCAGTTGGTTCTGATGTTGCAACTCTACCTGCTGATCCTGAAGCTGTATGGCTAATTCCACCATTAGTTACTGCAACACCACCTATTTCAAAAGAGATAGCTGCTGTTCCTGTAGTAGTAGCTTTGTTATGTGTAATAATTTTAATTATTCTTCCACCATCTGGTACACAAACAAAAGTTGATGATCCAGTTGATACATCTGGAATTGCAGATGTTATAAAGTAGTCGTTTAGTGTTCTCATGTTATTTTCCTATTTTTGTATTGCTTCGTTCCGATTATAAAATCTTCAAAGAAAACAAAATTGTTTATTAATAAATAAGAGGGGAAATTAATCCCCTCCTATAAATGTTTTGATTAAGCTGTTGTTAAATCAAATACAGCACCACTTGCTAATTCGTTTTTAGAAACAAGTGTGTATTCTGCTAACATAGCTTTTTTCTGTGCATCACCAGTTTTTGCAAGATCCATAAGTTGGAAATCTCTTAAAAACGCAACTGACCACATATCAGGCGATAGTACAAAACAATCTCTATTTCTTGAGAATCTGTTAGGTACAACAGTCATTGATCCAAAGTCTGACTCATAAATGTCAATAGCAGCAACAAGTCTTTTGTCCTCTGCTGAAGTCATTTTAGTAGAGCCACCAGTAAATCCTGATAGTTTTTGTTTGTTGAAAGAACCAAGCATGATCATTGATGGATCACCACCATTGTTCCATGTTTTTGCAACAACATCTTTCAATTGTGCTTCTGTGAAAGCTCTTTGAGTTCCATCAGTTCTAAGTGTACCTGGAGTATCAACTGCACCACCACCTGGATTGAATTGTCCATTCGCACCATTAGCTGCTTTGTTGACATTACCTTGAATCCAAGAAGCAAGACCAGCTAAAGTTCTAGCTGCTGCTGCTCCACCTGCATCTCTTGATTGGTTATTACAAAGAACAAGCTCCATATCTCTTTTAAGTTCTTTTGAACTTTTTGAGATTTGGTATGCTAGTTCGTTATTTCTTCCAGCA